GGACTCCGAGGATCCGCTGGTGAACAGGGTATTACCCTTTTCCCCGACGTTCCTGATTTAACCCCCAACTGGGGAACCAAGGCTATTGCCAAGGTTGCTCCGACGAAACCAAATGCTTCTATCGCCGCATCTCTACTCGAGCTGCGTGATGGATTGCCGAGTATGCCCGGTAAGGCTCTCAAAAACGCTAAGGGTCTTGGAGATCTCACGAAAGTGGGACCTGAAGAGTTCCTTAATATCGTTTTTGGGATTACGCCTACCGTTGGGGATATTCGCTCCGTTTACCTGGCTGTTAGGAATCAACATAAGATTCTTAAGCAGTTCCAGCGTGATTCTGACAAGATTGTCAGGAGGAGATATGGTTTTCCTTCGATGCGCGATTCACAGGAGTGGACAGCTGATATAGGTTATGGTGGCCTATACTTCTATCCTTCTTCTGCCAACTTTCCAGCGTCCCAAGCAGGGGCTTCTGGCATTGTTGGTTCGGGCAACGACTATACCACACATCGCATGCTCACTAAACAAGATACAATCTGGTTTAGTGGTGCTTTTCGTTATCATCTTGCTTCAGACACTAATGCCTGGGGCAGGATTGAGCGGACTGGCCAACTGGTCAATCAGCTCCTAGGCTCACGCCTAGACGCAAATGCACTTTGGCAAGCGATGCCATGGTCGTGGCTCGTCGATTGGTTCAGTGATGCTGGTGATATTATCGCCAACGCCACTTCTGCCGCTCTCGACGGGCAACTGTTGCAGTATGGGTATGTGATGAAGAAATCAACACACATCAATACCTTTACCGTCAAGCGTGTAACCTTTAATAACGGTTTGCGCATCGACGATCTGTCTTCGTCTTTCGTCACTCAGCGAAAGCAACGGAACAGAGCAACTCCTTACGGGTTTGGTCTCAATACTGACTCGTTTACTGATCAGCAATGGTCAGTTCTTGGAGCCCTTGGTTATACCAAGGCCTTCAATAAACTGTTCTAACACCTCGAGCAGTCCAATTAAATAATAATCGAATATTCGAAGAATAGAGTAATGCCATGGCTTTCAATGACCCTCAGACTATGGACGTCGCTGGTACTGCCGTTGCGCTTCCGCGCACCGGTTCTGGTATCAATTCTGGTACCTTTAGTACTAACGACGGCACGGCTAAGCTTTCAGTTTCGCATACTTATGCGAAGCGAACGCGCCGTGTGATCCGCGTCGACCTTAACAAGGTCGCCGCTGATCCCTTCGTGGCCGGTAACAGCAACAGTGTTTCGATGTCCACTTATGTGGTTATCGACGCCCCTAAGCAGGGGTTTACTGCTGCTGAGCAGGTTTCCGCAGTTGCTTCGCTTGCGAAGCTCCTTACGGCATCCACGAATGCTCAGCTTACCAAGCTTGTCGGTGGTGAGAACTAAGTTCTCCCTAAGACTTTCTCGGTAGCAGAGCAGTAATCTGATGAATGACTTTATGTATGTCATTCTAGGTGTATCAGTTGCCCTTTCGGGCATTTCGCTGATGGTGGTTAACGCTGCCATCAACGGGCGTTCCCCTCGCGGGGGTCGCCACTGATATAGTCACATATGGCTAAAGGAAGACCTACCCCCAATATGAATGGAGGGGCCTTGAAAAGCCTTATGTTACTCGTAGAGTCAGTCCTCAATGATATTGAGGGCTGGTGCGGCACTAGTACCCGACTTGATCTGAAAACAGTCAAGTCGCGTGTCGAAGATGAAGGTGTATCGTTTTTAACGATTACACTTGCAAACTTTGGTAAAGACCTCCAAAAAGGTCTCGACCAAGGTTTTGTAGATCACGACCTCTTTAAAGGATTTTCCTTTAAGGGCGGTCTCCCCCGATTTCTCGGAGGTTTCCTTGATCTTATCTTCGATAGGAATGGTGGACGTTTACTCATTGATCCGTCAGTGGTAGCTATCCGAGCCTTGCGTCAGTTTACACTGATGTGGGCAAAGATCTTGCTTGATTGCTCTGATGAGCGTATCAAGGCTGCCTTTGACGAATATATTGAGACTGAACAATCAGTTCGTGAAGCTGACGCTAGAAGAACCGATCAAATGATCGATTCATTCAAGCGTATTGCTTCTTTGGTATTTCGTGATGTTTTCTCTAAGATAGATCGAGAGATCTATCTTGGGAACATCATACCAAAACATGGTCCCGGAACTACTCAGGATGCTACGATTGGCAATCGTAAGTACCTTTGGAATACCTGGACCGACCGTATGGAATATTTATTCCCCGCGCGAGAATTTCTTGCAACGCGGTACGGTTTTGCTAATAGCAAATGTATAAACTGGTTGGAGCCTGGAACAGAACCGCCCGTTAGGGTCATTACTGTTCCTAAAACGTTGAAAACACCTCGAATTATTGCAATTGAACCTGTACACATGCAATATGTGCAGCAGGGTCTTCTCGAACAATTCGTTGAAAAGATTCACGAGGATGACATCTCGCGATCTTTTATCAGATTCGATGA